CATATAGAAACAATGATAAATAACGATCTTGAGTTATTGCGGGATAAAATGTTAATGGCATCAAAGGACAAATACACAAAAGACCTATTCCGTACAGTGAATGAATTATCTCTCTCACCACAGGCTAGAGCAAAGCTAGGCAACCTAAACATTCAAGCTCAAGAAGCTGCTGAGGATCCATTGTTAAAGGTCCTGAGTGGTGGTAGAGATTGATTAAAAACCATAAAAGCTACGAATATGCTTTATCCGTTGTTAATAGTGAGATAAACGCGCCAAAATTTGTGATTATGCAATGCCAACAGTTTTTAGATATTGCAGATGGCAAAGATGAAAAATATATGATTGATAAAAATAAAGTAAATCTTATTGACGGTTTACTTAAATTAATGAAAATGGCTAAAGGACTAAACTCAGGCGATTCAGTGTACAACACTATCGCGGGGTTTCAGTCCTTTTTTATTATTGCTGTACTATGTACCGTCCACAGAGAGAACACAGAAAAAAGACGGTATGAGACTGCAATCCTAGAAATATGCCGAAAAAACGGTAAGACATGGCTTATAAATATCATTTTCTTACTCCTTTTCTTACTTGAGCCTAAGTTTAGTAAGTTTTATTCCGTTGCACCAGACGGATCACTAAGTAGGGAAGTAAAAGAAGCAATTAAAGAAACGATTTCCGTGTCTCCTGCTCTTACAGAGAAATTTAAAATTCGTAGGGACGATATTGAATGCAAAATCACTGATAACAAATATATCCCTTTGAATTACAGTACGAGTCGGTTAGATGGTAAACTCCCATCTGTTTTCCTTGTGGATGAAACAGGTGCTTTGCCAAACCCTTATGCCATTGAAGCTATGAGGTCAGGACAATTGACCATTTTAAATAAATTAGGTTGCGTTATCAGTACAAAATATCCTACATTTGATAATCCATTTGAAGATGAAGTCCTCTATGCGAAAAAAGTATTAGCTAAATTAGTGGAAGATGACAAGGTATTCGCTCTTTTATATGAGCCTGATAATACTAAAGATTGGATGAATGATGATAATGTCTTAGAACAAGCCAATCCTTTAGCTTTAGAAGTGCCTGAAATCATGGAAGACTTAAAAAGTAAAAGACAAGTCGCTATCGAGGTGCAAAGCAAAAGGGAAAACTTTGTAACTAAACACTGTAATATCGTTTTTCAAGGCATTGGTACAGAGTCATATATAGATATTAATGACCTAAAAAAATGCAAGGTTGATTCTATTGATTGGTCTGGCCGTAATGTTTGGTTGTCATTAGATTTAGCGATGACTACAGACAACTGTGCTGTGGGAATGGTCAGTGAGGAAGACGGTCAAATATTGGCCGAAGCAATTGCGTTTATCCCTGCTGAACGTATTGAAGAAAAAAATAGAACAGAGAAAATTAACTATTATGAGTTCATAGAAGCCATGAAATGTTATGCATGTGGAGATATGACAGTGGATTATGGATTCATTGAGGATTTTATAATGGGAATCGAACAAAAATACAATGTTACCGTTCAAGGGTTGGCATTTGACCGTTTTAACTGTCTCTCGACTGCCCAACGCTTGGAAAGAGAAACAATGATCAAAACTGTGGAGGTAAAACAGCACTCAAGTGTGCTTCATCCTGCTACTAAACTTCTTCAAGAGAAGATATTAAATCAAGAATTCCAATATTCCGAGAACAAACTCTTAGAAATAAATTTCCAAAACGCAAAAGCAACTCAAGATACAAACTTGAATCTATATGTAAATAAGAAAAAATCTTCTGGTAAAGTGGACATGGTTGTCGCACTTATAAATGCTGTTTATTTAATGGCTCAGGATGTCATATTTAATCCTGATAGCGACTGGGGAGCCATGGTGTTTTAGCAGAAAGGGGGTGAATGAATGGCATGGTGGAGCAGAAAGAAAGCTAAACCAATTGAACAGCGCGATTTAACCTTAAATGACATTCTATTGGGTCAAACAGATGACAGTGTCATAACAAAAGAACAAGCAATGACTATTCCATCCCTAAATGCTGGTGTTAATCTTATTTCTAATACTGTTGCCAGCTTACCGATTAAGCTATATCAAAAAACGGGTCAGAAAATCAAATGTATTGACGATGATCCACGGGTTGAGATGCTTAATACAACGACCGGCGACTTATTAGACGGGTTTCAAATGAAGAAGGCAGCCGTTGAGGACTCAATCATCTATGGAGCTGGTTATATCTACATCAATAGGTTTAGAAATAATGTTAAATCCCTTAACTTTGTATCAAATCCTCAAGTTGGTGTAGCTTTAGTGAATCCTGACCCAATCTTCAAGAAAATGGAGTTTGTTATTTACGGAAATGTCTATCAGGATTTCCAATTACTCAAGATAACCCGTAAAACGCGGGATGGAATCACAGGTACAGGAGTCCTTGAAGAAGTAAATAAGCTTTTGTCCGTGTCTTACAACTCATTAGTATTTGAAGATATGCTAGTGCGTACAGGCGGTAACAAGAAGGGATTTTTGCAGGCTGCCAATAGATTATCAGAAAAGGCGATTGAAGCAGTTAAAACAGCATTTAAAAATTTATATTCTAACAACACCGAAAATGTTATCGTACTCAACGATGGGCTGAAATTTCAAGAAGCAAACAATTCAAGCGTGGAGATGCAACTAAATTCCAACAAAGTTACCAATAACGAGGATATTGCAAAGCTGCTTAATATTCCTATTGAACTCTTGGATGGCAAAGTCACCAATATGGATGGACTTTATGACGCATTTGTAAAGCTTGCTATATTGCCGACTATAAAATCATTTGAAACAGCTTTGAATAAAGACCTACTTCTCGAAAAGGAAAAGGGGTCTTTTTATTTTGCCTTTGACACGAACGAGCTTGTAAAAGGCGACATTCTTAAACGTTTCCAAGCTTATGATCTCGCTGTAAAAGATGGTATTTTCCAAATTGACGAGATAAGAACAAAAGAGAATTTAGAACCTTTAGGTTTAGATTTCATTAAATTGGGGCTAGCAGATGTATTGTTTAATCCAACAACTAAGCAAATTTACACACCTAACACCAATCAAATGACGGATATGGGCGCCAAACCACAGTCTCAACCTGTTGTTGGCGAGAGTCCACCGACAGGACAAAAAAATCAACCATCGGCTGGAACTGAAGGAGGTGATGATAATGCGAATAGAGATCCGGGGCAATCAGGTACTGCTTGATGGCTATGTGAATGCAGTGGGCCGTGAGAGTAGAATTTTACCTTCTTCGAGAGGTCCATTTAAAGAGCAGATTATACCAGGTACATTCCAACGAGCATTAGGAAAAACCGATAATGTGGACTTGCGCTTTAATCATGATGAGAATCGTCAATTAGGTTCCATAAAAGAAGGAAACCTGCAGCTTTATGAGGATAGCATTGGCCTGAGGGCGATTGCTACTGTAACTGATGATGAAGTCATTCAGAAAGCCAAAGATGGAAAGCTTACCGGCTGGAGCTTTGGGTTTATTGACCAAAAGCCAAACTGGCAGGATGGACAAGATGGCATCCAAAGACGGTTTTTAGAGGATATTGAGCTTTTGGAAGTGTCCATCTTGGATAAAACACCTGCTTATATTGCAACTTCAATTGAGGCAAGGGGCGAAATTGATGTCATCACCGAAAATAGGAGTGATGGATTCCGGGCAGAAATTGAAGATTTGACTCCAAAAAAGGAAGAAAAACGGGAAGAAACAGTTGATTATTCCTTATTTGAAAAAGAAATAGAAATTCTAAAATTGAAAGGTGGTCATCATTAATGACACTTATGAAACCAGTTATCGAATATCGATCTGTACAAAAAGCACTTGTAGAACAACGAAATGATCTTGTTATTGAAATGGAAGGCATCGTGAATAAAGCGAAAGAAGAAACTCGTGCGTTTTCTGATGAAGAAAGCAACCGTTTCGAACAAATCAAAACTGAGATTGCAAAAATTGATAAAACATTAAAAGCTGAGGAAGAGTCTAGGGCCCTAGGTACAGTCATTACCGTTAAAAAGCCACAAACTGATGAAGAAATTCGCGCTGAAGTAATTACAAAAGAAGAACGCGCTTTTGTTGATTTTGTTAAAGGTGTTGACACGCGTGCATTATCTGCAAGCGGTCAAGGTGTGGTTATCCCACAAACAATTGCTAATCGTATCATTGACACTGTTAAAAACATGTCGCCAATTCTTTCTAAAGCTACTATTTGGGATGTACCTGGAGATCTAATCATTCCTTCTTATGATTACACTCAACACGTACCAGCTGGATATTACACTGAACTTGCAACCATGACAGCGCAATCTGCTAACTTCGGTTCTATTAAACTTGGAAACACAATTGTTACATCACTAGCGTTAATTTCTAAATCTTTAATCAATCGTACTGATGTTGACGTTGTTCCTTTTATTGTAAACGAAATCGCAAAAGCTCTAGCGTATTTCTTAGAAAAAGAACTATTAAACAATGCAAATAGCTCCGTGGGCTCAGGTGCAACTAAACTTGGCGGCCTTGCTAATGCTACTCAATCACTTACAGGTGCAACAACTATGGTAATCACTCCACAAGAATTGATTAACCTACAAGTGAAAGTACCACAAGTATATCAAGCTGATTGTGCTTGGATTATGCACCCTACAACTCTTTCTTATATCCAAGGGTTAACTGCTGGAGCAGGTAATAACATGCTAATTATGGGGAATACATTATCCCAGGATGCACCATTTAGTTTGCTTGGAAAACCTGTATATGTTTCTGACCAAATGCCAGTTATGGGCGTTAGTGCTAAAGAAATTTTCTACGGTGATTTCTCAGGTCTGCACCTTAAATTGACTCAAGGCGTTCAAATGCAAGTGCTGAACGAGCGTTTTGCTGATCAATATGCAGTTGGTGTTGTAGCTGTTGTAGAATGTGATTCTGCAATCGTTGAGCCACAAAAAGTTGCTGTATATGTAGGTAAGTAATGATTAAGGGGTGGTTTATTCCATCCCTTTTCCTTTTTTAAAGGGGTGATTAAATGAAATTCAAAGCGAAAAAATCCTTTCATTCGGCTCTTGGAACCTTTGAAAAAGGTATTGAATATGACATTGAACTTGATACCTATACACTCGAAAATTGGGTTGAAAACGGGTTGATTGGGTTGATTTCAGAAGTCAAAAAGCCTAATAAAAAGGTTGTGACTGAAGATGAAAATCAGTGATGTTTCCATTGCGGATTTAAAACAATATGCGAACATCTACCATGATGAAGATGACAATTTGTTTATTACCATCTTGGAAGCATGTAAGCAATTCATTGTTACTTACACAGGGTTACCACTTATCGATGATCCTACAAACAATATTACCGATAGTGTGGATGATCACGAGGATCTCACAATTGCTTTGATGGTTTTGAGCAATGAAATGTATGATAATCGTGCTTTTGTTGTGGACAATACCAAGCTTAATTTTGTCATTAAGCAGATATTAGATTCTCATTCGGTGAATTACCTATGAGATATCGAATTAATGCTGGCAAATATCGAGTTCCAGTTACCATACAGCAAAGGCAATTCGCGGAGGATTCATATGGTTCCACGACTGAGGATTGGACAGATGTTGTTAATGTTCGTGCCGGTGTTTTCCCTCTAAGTGGAAGCGAGTTTTTCAAAGCGAATGAAATTAACAGTGAAATCACACACAGGGTTCATATCCGTTATGTACCAGGGATTACACCTGATATGCGGATTGTGCTCAATGGCAGATATTTAATGATTACCTCCGTTGCCAACTACCAAGAGCGAAACATCGAATTACAGATGTATTGTAAGGAGTTGGTCAAATGAGTGGTATGGAAATTGAAGGTTTTAATGAGCTTAAACAACTCATTGATCAATTAGGTAAGGTCCCTCAGAAGGTTGCGACGAAAGCGGCCCGACAAGGTGCCCAAATTGATTTGACAGCAACGAAAGCCGATGCTCCTGTTCATGATGGGTGGTTAAAAGCATCGTTAAAACTGGTTGGTGAAAGGGCAAATTCTCCAGGCAAAAAAGTGTATGAAATCACTTTTGACCGGGCTTATAACCAAAAGTTAGTGAAGATTTCTAAGTATGGGAATCGATCATACTATCCTGCATCTCAGGAGTACGGCTGGCATTATCATAATGGCGGTTATCATGTCGGTTTACAGTACATGAAAAATAGTGCTGAACAAACAAAAAACAGTGTGGAACAAAAAATAGTCGATGTGGCTAAAAATGAATTAGATAAGATTCTTTCACAAGCGAGGTGATTTTAATGAACTTTGAGGAAGCATTGAAGAATGAACTTAATAGTATTTCTAATCTTACTAATAAGGTTTTTCCTTTGACTGCCATCGAGGGAGTTAAAACGCCTTATCTTGTTTATATAAGCAATGAAGGAGTTCCAGAAAAATGTTTAAGCGGGTATTTCGGCCCCAAAGAAGTAAATGGTGAGCTCCATATTTTAAATGATTCCTATTCAGGGCTAAAAGACATTACGAAACAAGTCATTTCAACAATAGAATCCTTTCAAAATAGGATTATTGGCGGTGCTGGTGGTGTATTCATTCAGGACGTTTCATATGAAAAACCAACTGAACAATACATTGATCAGCTATTTCAATATTTAAGTATTATTCCATTCACAGTAAGAATATAAGGGGGTTTTATAAATGACAGCAACTCCAGGGCCTATCTCATCACAAGGCACAACGATTAAGAAGACTTCGGGAACAGCAATTGCATTCCTGAGTAAAATTGAAGGTTTATCTATTAAAGCCGACAGCATTGAGACAACGGCATTAGATACAACAGGTGGATACAAGACATACATCAATGGATTCAAATCAGTTGATGATGTAGCAATCAGTGGTTTCTTTGATTATTCCTCACATTCTGCAATCCTAACAGACCTACAAGCAGGCACAAGCGCTAGCTATACTATTCAATTCCCAGCTGCTCCTGGTGGTTTAACAGGTGCAAGTTGGACATTTGATGCGGTTGTAACAGGGTTCAAAACGGGTGCCTCTACGGGCGCAACAGTTACTTTTGATGCTACTTTGAAAGTATCAGGACAGCCTGATCTTGTCGCTGGTACCTAATGATTAAAACTTGAAGGCTAGGGGATTCCTTAGCCTTTTTTAATTTGAGGAGGATAACATGAAAAATAACGATTTAGTTGTTATCAATTTGGATAGACCACGTTTTCTTAGATATGGACATAAAGCATTGAAGCAGTTAACTACTCTAACTGATATGGATATTTCAAATATGGATATGTCCAATTTCAAGCTTGAGGACTTAGAGAAAGTTCTTTATTGCGGTTTATTGTCCGATGCCAAAGAGAATGGCGAAACTCTAAAGCTTGAGGATATGGAAGATTTATTGGATCAAGCTGAAACATTCAAAGAATTAATGGAAAAGTTAAACGAAGCATTTGTAAAGTCTTTTGGAACTGTTGAAAATGCAACTCCTAAAGGTGAAGAAAAAAACTAAATGCGGATAGCAGTCAAGATGATTTTCTTGAAAATTATTGGGAAGAATCCTTGAAATCTGCTATCCGTATGGGTTTGTCTATACAGGAATATAACGAAATGACTCCATATGAGTTGAATCTTCATGCTGAGATATTCGAGGAAAAGCAGAAGTTCGACCAAGAAGAGAGACTAACTCTCGTGTGGATGGGAGAGCACTTCCACAGAGTTGAAAAACTGCCTGCTTTAAAAGAAGTTCTTGGCAAAAAAGAAGAAAAGAAAGAGATGTCCTCTGAGGAAATGCTCGCTAATGTTATGCAGTTAAACAGTGCGATGGGCGGCACAGTGAAAAAGGCAGGTGAGTAAATATGGCGGGTGCGGTTTCAAATTTAATGGTCAGAGCAGGGTTTGACGGAAGTCAACTCACACGCGGACTACAACAAATGCAAGGTCAAGTAGAAGGTGCCAATCGTTCGATAGGTTCGACACTAGGAACGGTGGGAAAAGTTACTGCGGCAGCTGTTGCGGCGGCTGGTGCTGCTCTTGTGGCTATGGGTGGTTATATAGCAAAAACTGGTGTTGCTTATAATGCTATGCAAGAATCGTCACAGGTAGCATGGACAACATTATTGGGTTCCACACAAAAAGCAAAACAGAT